ATGTCTTTATTAATACTTAATTCTGGTATGGTTAATAATCCTGGTATATGTATTAAGGATATGGGGTCAACTTTTGCCTGTGTTTGTGAAAAATGCCAAAATGAATTTATCAATATAGCTAATAAGTATTTAAATGATATGAAAATAATAGCAATTGACTTCGATGGAGTCATCCATGATATAGAACATCCGCTCCCAGGGAGAAGAATGGGAGCTCCAATAACTGGAGCTAGAGAAGCTTTATTAGAGCTGGCTGACAACTTAAATAAAATTATAATCTTTACTGTTAGAGCTAACACCGAACAAGGGGTTAGAGTAGTGGCTAATTTTATGAACTATTATTATTTACCTTACAACGAGATTACTAATATTAAACCAGTAGCTAATATTTATATCGACGATAAAGGGGTTCGTTTTACAAATTGGAGTGATATATTAAAACTTTTATGAAAAAAATAATTGAATATATTTGTCTTAGCTGCCGTAAAAAAAAGAAAACTGTTTTAAATAGTAAAAATATTTGTCCAGATTGTCAGAGATGGAACGCTCCCGGCAAAGGACAAGCTAATTTATTTGGAGAAATAATTAAATAATTATATGTGGAAAGTAGAATTAAGAGACAACTGTAAGGAGTGCGGAGGACCATTACCTAATGCTAGGTTTAGAACCTTTTGTAGTAAGACTTGTCGGACTAAGGCTAATAACCGAAAAGCTAGTGCTTATCAAATAAATTATCATCGGACCAAAAGAGAAGAAGTTAAGCACAGTTTATCAACAAAATAGACTATTGTGTCGACAGTTGATTAAGAGTATAATAAAATTAGTTTAGTTTTCTCTAGGTCGAGGGGAATTAAAATATAGCGATAACTCGCAAACTTAATTAAAACATGATAGTAAAATTCTATCACTAACAACAAATTATATGGGATTAGAAAACAAACAATCGGGTAACTTCATTACAATTCTTGGTGGTCGTCTATGCCAAAGAGTGCCAGAAGGAACCCCAGGGGCCGAGCAGAGAACTAATAAGTTAGGTAACGTTGTCACAGAAAAGTTCTATGACAGATTTACCGGCAAACTTATTGACATTAAAGTACAGGATGGAACTTATGGTAAAACCTGGAACTTTGTCTTTAAAGACAAAGAGGAACCATATACGCTTCAACTATCCTATTCAAACAGTTTCTCAACAGCATTATTAAAAATGCTTCCTAACATTAACCTGGCTAATGAGATGACAATCTCACCTAGCGTCAAGGAAGTGGACGGGAAAGACAGAAGCTCTTTGTTTGTCAATCAAGATGGTAAAGCAATCAAGCATGCTTATTCTCGTGAAAACTCCAATGGTATGCCTGATATGGAACAAGTAACCGTAAAAGGTGTACTTATCTGGGATGATACTAAGAGATTAGAATTCCTAGACAATATGGTACATACTTTGATTATCCCTAAACTACGGGAAATCAACGGTAATGCTCCAGCCGCCGAAGCATCGACTGGCGAATCAGATGTTGAACAGGTTGAATTCTAACTTTAAATAAACTCTCCCAATATCGGGAGAGAGCAATCCATAAACGATACCTAACTCAAAAGGTTTATACATTACCCTTAGAAATTAGTGACGATTCTGGATTGCTCTATCTCGATATTAATAAAAATGTATATATGAATAATAATTTTTTATCATTCTTCCCAAACTGTAAATTTAGATACTTAGATTTAACTGGTAATAATAAGCCACCGGTTTCTTCCGATACTCAAAGAGATGAATTGAATAAACAAGGTTACGACAGTTTTTTTACCCCTAATGGGTTTAAAGGAGCGACTGCTACCAAAGATAATTGTATAAACCTAACAGCTTTTTATATTGATGTTGATAAGGCTTTGACAGTAGAAGAAATTGACAATATTAAGTCTAAACTAGACCCGACCTTCATTATTCGGACAATGCACGGTTTTCATTTCTATTGGTTGCTTGATGAGCCTGTCTACAAGGCAGAAACTAAGGACTGGAGTGATGTAATCGCTCGCTGGGAAAGAATTGAGCAAGCTATTGTAACAACGTTCCCTGAGGCAGATAAGGCCGTAAAAGACATCCCTCGAATCCTAAGAGTCCCAGGAACAATTTATTTTAAAAAGACCGATGGTACTTTTAAGATTAAAGGAGTTTATAAAAAGACTTCTAATACTTATTCCATGGACGACCTCGAAGCTATATTCCCGGTTATTACTCCATCATTAACCCCTCTGGAACTCACAAGTGTAGCTACAACTGATAGAGTAAAACGCATTGCTGATGCGGAAAAAAATAATTTCTTCGAAAGAGTTAACGAAGAGTACCCGATTGAAGAGCGGGATAGTTTTAAAAAATTAATTAGTGGCTGTCCAGGCTCTCTGCTTCCAAGTTTAGGGAGAAATAATTCGTTACACATCACCGCCTGTTTAATGAGACAGGCAGGTTGGAATCAAGAACGGGCCTTAAAACAAATTGAAAAAGTAGGCTGGCATGGAATGGAACTCGAAACGGGTGGAGCACAGGAGATTTTAAATACTGTTAAAAGTGCATTTGGTGGTAGTTATGCTTATTCTTATAAGAACGAACTGATTTCTTTTAATATGTCGCCGGTTGAAAACCAGAAGATTCAGCAGGCTTACACCAAGGTCATGAAAGACCGCAAAGAACAAGATAAAGTCCGTTTCTCTAACTATGAACAAGAGCTTTTAACAAAGCACCCTTATTTAAGGAAAAATGAGATTGGCCTTTTCTTTCAATATAAAGATGGAGTTTATGTTATGATGAGCGACCAAGATATTTCAGATATGATTTTAAATGGACTTTATGATGATATGCTTTGGGGGTATAGAACAAAAAAACATGTATCAGATAAAGTAGCCTGTTTACTTTCAATTATCCCGTTGCTGATTATTACTGACGACAAGGGGTATATCGCTAATGTAAAAAATGGTCTATTAAATATTAACACTAAAGAATTGATGCCCCACACTCCTGAGTTTGTATCTTTGATTCAATATAAAGTTAATTTTGACCCAGAAGCTACGGCCCCTACTTGGATGAAATGTTTAGATGAATGGATGGAAGGAGAAGAGTCTGATGAAAAAAAATTATTACTTCAACAGTTTTCTGGTTATTGTTTGTCATCTTCAGTCTTACATCAAAAAGCGTTATTTTTAGTCGGTCTTCCTGGAAGTGGTAAGAGTACGTTTAATGATACTATAAGCATGGTTATGGGCGAGGAAGCAACATCTAATATTAACTTGGAAACTTTGTATGGTCAATACGGCATGAAAGGTATTATTGGAAAAAGACTAAATATTGTCGAAGAAGTTGGCGGAAACTATTATGAAAGTGATAAATTAAAGAAAATTATTTCCGGTGAAAAAGTTACTATAGATATTAAATATAAAGACCAATTCACTTTCAGACCTCAGGCTAAGTTTCTTTTTTCGGTTAATGATTTGCCTAGAGTTAACGACACCTCAACTGCTACAGAGAGACGAATGTGCGTGGTTGGTTTTAAAAATAGTTTTCAAAGTAACCCGAATATATATCTTCGTGAAGATAATGGGTTATTGGCGGCTGAGGTTTCCGGAATCTTAAATTGGATGATTGATGGAGCCAGCAGTTTAAAGGAGATGGGAAAGTTTATCGTCACTAATGAACAAATAAGACTTCTTGATGAGTACCGGGAAGAGAATTCCTCAGTTGAAGGATTTCTATGCCAATGCATTGCTCTTAATGAATTCACTAGCATTGATGCTCCAACTCTCTATGAAGAATATAAAACCTGGAGTATATCTGATGGTGGCAGAAAAACAAAATCTAATATCACTTTTACAAAAGAAGTTAAAGCCTATGGGGCTAAAGGGCACCGGTTTACTTATGAACCGAGAACTAGTGGCCATGTAGAGTCTCGTTTTGTGGGCATTGAACTGGCTCCACAATGGAAGGCCCAACGAAATAGACAATCTTATAATTATTAAAAATGTATGAAGCAGGATGCTAAAAAATATTATTTAGAAAATAAGGTTAGGATGAGTTCAAAAATGAAAGAGTGGAGACTAAAAAATCCAAATTATCAAAAAGAGTGGTATCTTAAAAATAAAGAAAAAGCATCCGAAGAGGGGAAGAAGTGGAGGGAATCTAATAGAGAAAAAACAAAAACTAACTTTTCCTCTTGGTATGAAAAAAATAGAGACAAAAAAATGGCTCAAAATAAAGAATGGAGTACTAAAAACAGAGAAGCAAGAAATGTTTATCGAAACAAATATCGAAAAGCACGGAGAGTCGTTGATTATAAATTTAGACTTGAACAAAATATAGGTAATTTTATAAAACTATCTATTAAGCAAAAGAAAAAGGGAATGAGATGGGAGAAGTTGGTTGAATATTCATTAGAGGAGTTAATTATCCATTTAGAAAAACAATTCGATTCTAATATGACTTGGGGTAATTATGGGTCTTACTGGCACATAGACCACAAGAAACCAAGAAGCTGGTTTAAGTATTTAGATGCCGATGATATTGAATTCAAAAAATGCTGGAGGTTAAAAAATCTTCAGCCCCTAGAGGCCAAAGAAAATAATAAAAAAGGAAACAAATATGAGTCAAAATAATAAAACAACTATTCCTCCTTTGTATGCTCACCAGGTCAAGATTATTAACGAGGACCGTCTCAAATGTGGTTTATTCTTGGGTACTGGGGCTTCCAAAACACGAACTGCTTTATGTTTAGCCGAAGGGCAAACTCTTGTAATTTGTCCCAAACAACAACGAGATGATAAAACCTGGGAGCGAGAAAATATTAAATGGGAAACCGAAGTTGATTTAAAAGTAATCAGTAAGGAGGATATTAAAAAAATGTGGGACACCCTCCCCCGGTATACTACAGTTATAATTGATGAAGTTCACGGGTGTTTAGGTGTTTCTCCAGCCTGTATTCAAAAAAAAGGTATCCAATACCCTAAAACTTCTCAGACATTTGAAGCGGTCAAAAATTTCATTGAAAAAATTGAGCCAAAAAGATTGTACTTCTTATCAGCTACTCCGGTTCCAAAACCGATGAGTATGTGGGGAATGGGAATATTATTAAACCAAAGATGGGATTTCTTTTTGTTCCGACAAACTTATTATGTAGAAATTAGGATTGGCGGCACCAGAAGAGTGTGGGTCCCTAAGAAAACCGATGAAGCTAAACAGCGTTTAGCTAATTTAGTCCAGAAGTTTGGTTATACTGGTAGTTTAAATGATTTCTTCGATGTTCCTGAACAAACCCATAAAGTGGTAGAAATACCCCTTAGTAATGAACAGAAACGTGCTATGGAAAATATGACCTTTCAGGAAGCAGACCCACTAGTAAGGCGTGCTAGGCTCCGTACGATAGAAAACGGCCTGCTATATGGCAAGGAGATTGAAGAGGTTGATGGTAAAACCGACAGGATGACCAATCGAACTACGATGTTTAAATCTTATAAAATTGATTATATTTTAGAAAGAGCCCAAGAATTTCCTAAATTGCTTATCTTTGCTAATTACACCGCCCAAATTAATGAAATTGCTAAAGTCCTTCGAGAGTATGATTATAAGGTTTCAATTTTAAATGGAGCGACTAAAGACCGAAGTTTTATCAGAACAGTCGACGAAAGTGATGAGCCTCATATTATTATTGCCCAATGCTCAATCTCTTCCGGTTATGAATTGCCAAGCTTTCCCTGCGTAATTTATGCCAGTAAATCCTTTCGTTACGTTGACTACGAGCAAAGCTTAGGGCGAGTATTAAGGTCTAATAAATTGAAGAAGAATTTATATATCCATCTTGTGGTCGAAGGATGTGACAAAGACTGCCATGATTCGATTATGAATGGGCAGGATTTTCAAGAAAGATTAACTTTAAATATATGATAAAGTATTGTGCAGAGTGCAAGGATATAGTTCAGGTTATAGATGAAAGTATAGATGGTGAAGATTATATTTCTTGTCCACATTGTGGGACTGTGATTGCTAAATTGGATTACAATTGGAAACTTCCTATTGACAACAGCGACACCGACAGTGTATAATAATAATATGAAACGAGAAGCAAAACAAAATACTCTCCTGGAGCAATATCTCCGAGAAAAGAAATTCTACTGTTATTACGAACTAAAGCAGACAGTAGCTGAATCATTCGCTTTTTCAAAAATAAGAAAAGTACAGTGGGATGGATTACAAGCTACTGAAAAATCAGGGTTAGTCTGGAAATTATCAGACGAAGATAGTCGCCCTAAACCTTGCGACGGTGTAAGTACACCACCTTTACCATCATATTTAATAATAAAATTTAAAGATAAATTTTGTTTTGTACGATTTAAAAAAATAGTTGAGTTAAGAAATGGGGGTTATATAGCTATATCTAGGTCGATGGCCGAAGAACTCTCTGATAAAATAATTATATTAAAATAAAAAATATGCCAGCAAAAGAAACTAAAAAGAAAGTTGTCCCAATGGCCAGAATAAACACCCGCATAAGACCAGACCAACATAAATACATCAAGGCTGTGGCAAAGAAAACCTACTCCACTGAAGGAGAAGTTTTTCGCTCAATTATTGATGTTGTAATGAAAGCTGATAAAAAATAAATATTAAAATGTATGAATGAAATTTACGAAGAATACGCCATCCTAGATGCTAAAATAAAAGTTCTAAGTGACAAAAAAGATGAACTTAGAGTTAAGATTTTAGAAGATTTAGTAAATAATGAGTTACCAATGGTGGCTACAACGGTTGGAAAATTCACTGTTTCCAATCTAAAATCATGGACTTATAGTCCGGAAGTAGAAGACAGAACCGATGATTTAAAGGCCCTTAAAGCCCGAGAAGAAAGTGTCGGTATCGCAACTTACGAAGAGAAACCTTCTTTAAGGTTTACTCCAGTAAAATTTTAATTAATTCATTTAATCCGCAAACAAAATGAAAAACACAAAAAAAGTGGCTCCCAAGCCAACAATAAAAAAAGTGGCTCCCAAGCCAGTAAGTATTAAAAATTCTACTCTACAAAAACCAGTTGTAGAACTGGTTAGCTATTCAATTAAAATGGTTATCCCAACCGGTCAATATGCAAATATTCAACCGGAAATAATCGTTAAATCAGGTTCGATTGAAGATGCTCATAATTTTATTGCTCCACACATGAATAAATTGTGGAAGGAATATTTCATGGTAAACGAACGAAGACCTGAAGTATCTAAATCAATCGCACCTCAGACTGTTCCTTATTATCCTAATACACCAGTAGCTCCTATTCCTACAGTGACCACGGTATCACAACCAGTTACACCCAAAGAAAAAATTACTACAGTCGGTACGGAAAATATTAAAAACGCTCTAGGCGGAACTATTATTGGAGAAGGGCTACCAGCTAAACCTGTCGATGCCGTTCAACCACCAGATAGCAGTGTGGCTTTAGTTAAAGCTACTAATGCGATTAACGCCTGCTTAAGTTTGGATGCTTTAGAACTTATTCAAAATCAAGTGATTAAATCAGTTAAATTAAGCCATGAAGATAAAGAGTCTTTGATGCCATTATTACATGATAAAGCTGTCGAATTAACATTCCCTGAAAATGAAAAACGAGGACAATAAATTAATATTACCAAAACCACACTTGTCGTGGAGTCAAATGAATTGCTGGTTATCTAGTAAAGATAGATTCCGTCGAGAGTATTTTGAGAGTGGCCATAAATTAGACACTAGATTCCTAAGGTTCGGTAAAGGGATTGCCGAGTTGATAGAAAATGGTAAGCATAAAGAATTATTACCGGACCTTATAGTGTGCGATGTAAGGGAGTATGAGATAAGGACAACTGTCCGTGGAATCCCGATACTCTCTTACCTCGATGATTACGACCCGATTAACAATGTCTTTCGGGAAAAGAAAACTGGTAAGATTCCTTGGACACAGGCTAAAGTTATTAAACACGGTCAGCTAGTTTACTACGCTGTAGCTTTAAAGCACAGTGTTGGTAAGATGCCGGAGTATTGTGACCTAGATTGGGTCCAGACAAGAGAAGTCAGAAACGAAGATATTGAAGATTTTTTCAGAAGCAATGAGAATACTGTGCAACTTACCGGATATATAAAAAGTTTTCACAGAACTTTTGACAGCAGAGAAATAGATGCAATGGAAAAACTGATTGTCAAAACAGCCTACGAAATCAGTGATGCCTATAAGGCCTTTCTTAGCGAAATATAGATATGTTTGATAGTAAAAAATGGCACAAAGAGTGGTATATAAAAAACAAAGAAGCTCATGATAAAAGGGGTAAACTTTGGCGAGAAAATAATTCTGAAGAAATTAAAAAATATCATAAAGAATATTGGGATAAAAACAAGGATGAAATAAAATTGTACAGGAAAAAAAATGAAGTTGTCAGAAGAGAATACGATACTAAGTATAAAAAGAAAAGGATGGAAACAGATTACGCATTTAGAGTGAGGGCTCGTGTAAGAACTAGGTTAAATATGTTTTTGGTATCTAGGGGTTTTTTGAGAAAAAATAAGTTTAACCAATATATTGGGTGCACCCCAGAAGAATTAAAAATATATTTAGAAAAACAGTTCTTAGAAGGAATGGGCTGGGATAATCATAGTAAATGGCATATAGACCACATAATTCCGTTAGATTATGCAAAAACAGAAGATGAGATTTATAAACTCTGCCGCTACACTAACTTACAGCCTTTGTGGGCCGAAGATAATCTAAAGAAGGGTAAAAAAATATAAAAATATGACACAAGAACAAATAAAAGCTAATGCAGATTCTAAAGTAAAAGCAATCGAAACTCTTTGCAGGCAGATGCAGGTAGTTGTTTCGGCTGAACAAATGGTAACAAAGGAAGGTTTAATTAAAAACATTATTTATTATACCGATGTCGAAAGATATGAATTAGACGTCGAGCCAGAATCAAATGAAAAATCTATTACAGATATTCCCCCTTTACGGGAAAAAGACGCTCCTGATAGCGTTCGAGTACGGACTGGTGATGTCGGAAGTAGCGAAGGAGAAGAACCTAACGCTAACACCGGAGATAGTAACCCGAGCGGAGAACATCTTAATTCAGGAATTAAAAGAAAAAGGTTTGGAAAAAACCGCTCTTAATTTTATACCTTTAATTCTAGCCGCTTTAGAAGTTAAGTAATACAAAAAGACACCTATATGGGGTGTCTTTTTTATCTATACGGGATTGTATCTACTTGAACGATTACTGCTTCCGGTTACTGGCTTAGGAGCCGCCTGTTTTTTATAGTAATTTACCGTTTCCGGTAAAGCATACTTTCCCAATAAAGCACCCTGAAGATAGTTTCTGAAGCTAGTATCAACTTTATACTGAGTAGCCCCTGATGCTGTTGTTGACTTTCCTTGGTCAACAGTTGTCAGCCCCTGAAGAGTTTTCTTTATTTGTCCTCCACCATAGGATGGCAGAACTTTGAATAATGGGTCAGACAAAGCTTTAGTCGATAGTAATCCTTCCCCAAAACGAGTGGGGTCGGCACTGCCAAAGAATTCTTTTCTTGTCGGAAGTTTTGCTCCTCCAATATTTTCTCCAAACTCAGGATAGGATTGTGCTAGAGTTGAACCCATAGGAAGATTACTTAAAGCCTCCCCAAATAGTCTTCCTCCTCCTTTTACGTATCCAGTGAGTCCTGGGTCAGATTCAATTTCTTTAATAGCATCAATAGTTGCTTCGATTGGGTCGAACAGTGGTCTTCCTCCTGTGACTTTTTCAAAAATATTATCAGTAATATAAACAGCAACAAAGAACATCATAAACTGACCAATCTTTCCTGCCAGTTTTTTATCTGATTTAGCGATGTCTTCCATAATCCACCAAACGTTTGTCATTTCATATTGGAATGGAGCAAGCAATTGGAACACCTGTGAGCTTTGAATTGATGGTTTCTCAGCAATTCCTCTACCAGCAACCAAACTACGAGTAGCATCGTCAGCAAATTTAACAGGGTTTTTGGCTCCGGAACTTAAAGCTTTTTGATATTGACCATTCCAGATAACTTTTGTTCCAACTTCATCAAGAGCTCCAACCATCCAAATAGAAAATTTTTTAGTGTTAGCTAGTATTCCTTTATCGAATTGACTGAAACCGTGGAAGAATCTTTCTTTCAAGAAAGTAGATTTACTTTGTGGTCCTTTATTATTGAAAATCTGGGCTAATGTCATAGCCGCTCCTTTAGAAGAATTTATTGGTCCGGCAGAAGCGAGCCCCTGTGGAACATTTAAAATCTGAGCCATAGCCGATTTTACGTTCATTAAAATTGTGTTTGCTTTAACTCTATTGTTTAACCAATTAAGAGTAGCCAAACCTCTTCTTCCTCCGGGGATGGTTTCCATTACGGCTCTATCTAAGATATGAGTCTTGCCGGATAGTTCATTGGCTACGTTGGTAAGATTCTGAATATAGTTGTTTAAATTCTTTTTGATTCCGGTTCCTCTTTTTAGAACATCAGCGAATTCTCTAATTCTTCCAATTTGAGGGTCGATGTTGATGGCAAAACTAGCAGACTTTAAATAATCTAAATATCCACCAACCGCATCGGCTTTAGTTATTTCAGTATTTCTTCTTTGTTTGAATGATGCCCATTTACTCTTAGGTTCCGTTGTTTCAGTTATACCAACAAGTAATGGGTCAATCTTAATAGGGTTGTCTAAGATATTTTGAAGTCTCGAGAAACTATTTTTAGCCTCAGAAAAGTGACGATAGTAATCAGCTCTTGTTGGAGTCCACTTGTAAGGACTGTTAGGGTAGATTTGTTGCTCTACAGCGTTCAATTTACTGATTGAGTTATTATACTTAGTTCTGAAAAAGGTATCAGCAGCCACAATCTCTTGAGATTTTTTCTCGCCAAACTTTTTTACCAGCTCATCGAGGGTTGCTTTGCCTTCTCCGTAAAGTTGAATGTATTCACTTTCCTCGGTGCCCTTGCCAATCTTTATATTATTAGCTAGGTCGGTTGTTTCTTTATTTAAGAAGTCGATGTAATTACTCTTCGCACGATTAAGAGGTTCAAGTAATATCTTATCAGCGACAACAGAATCTTTTCCAAAAACTTCTTTTGTATTTCTATAAATATCTCTAAACTGTGTTTTAACAGTAGAGATATCTTTATAGCTTTTAATATTATCAAGTATAGGACTATTAGCCATTTCTCTTCTAATTGCCTCAACCTCTTGAGGAAATTCTGTTGGGACAGGAGGTTCTTCGTTGGACCTCTGTTGTGTATCATATTGAGCTTTAGCATCGAGAATGGTCTGCTGTAGAGATTTATTTTCAATTGGTGGTTTTTCTATTACTGGGGCAAGAGATTCAACCGGAACTTCTTTAGTTTCTGGAGCAGTAAATAAACTTTGGGGTTCAACTGGTTTAGTGGCACTCGGAGTGACATTAAATATTCCCTCTCCCGCTTTAGCCTGTTGAGCAGAAGCTTCTGGAGCAAAGTCATTAATCTGTGAAACTGCTGGATGAACGGTTGTTTCTGGAGCAGCAATACTTTTAAATAAACCAGGGGTTGATTGTTCAACTGTAATAGGAGCTGACTTTTTAGGAGTACGTTTAAACAAACTGCTCAACCCCTCGGCTTCTACTGGTTGTTTAATTACTTGTCCAGCGTTATCAACAAGTTCTCCCTCGATTGTTCTGGCTACGTTTTTAGCAACGGTCTGACCAACAGTCTTTTGTAGCCCACTAGTAGCACCAATGGCCATATCCTCAATTCTCTTAGATTTAGCAATCTCGTATTTGAATTTCTGCTGCTCATCAAAAGTCATTGGGTGACCTTGGTCAGCACGACTTTTAACCATATTGTTATAAATAGGATTTTTACCAGCATCTATCTTTTCGATTTCATTAGCAATTTGTTCGTCCCTTGCACTATTAAAAATAGGAGCAGGGTTTTTCTGTATCGGTATTTCAGACTTAGCAATTTCCATCTCTGATTTTAGAGCAGTCTTAGCTTTAGCGGTTTCGACTGGAGTCATACCAGCACCTACTGAAAATGTCTGTGATTTTATATTCGGTTTGACCACCGGAGTTGAATTAGCTGTTTTAGTAATAATAGGTGCAACAGGGGCAGATGCTTGAGGAGTAAAATTGTAGTTGCCAATATTAACTGAGTCTTTAGATTCAACTGGATTGTATCTACTACTAGTTTTTAGAACTGGAGCCGGAGTAGTTTCAACTGGATTGTAACGACTACTAGTTTTTAAGACTGGGGTTGTTACCTTAGAAGCAAATGGATTGCTAAAGGCCGCCTGCCCAACAGAGTTTAGACTACTTGTATTTAATTTATTGCTAGGCATATTTTTTAAAAATTATAACCCCAAAGCACTCTTAGCACCATTCCAGATTGTTTCATACCAAGCTTCTTTCTTTTCTGGAGCTGCTGGAATCTGAGATATAAAGTAATGTTTAACAGCAGTAGGCAAAGTGCTTGCAGTGATATCAGCTGATAACTGGTCTGAAGATAAATCTCCAGAGGCAACTTTAGCAAAATCAGCATTAAAAACATCATAGATAGGAACTTTTTTATCTTCATCATTAACTCCCATGGGAGTATTGATGTAAAAATTCTTAATATCTGGGTCAAGGCCATCGAATGACGACAAACTTAAACCAGCATTGCTAGCCCCGGTGTTTAACTGGCTTTGAGTAAATAAATCTTTCTCTTTTCCATCCCCCGTAGCCCCAGGAGTTGTTCCGGTGGTAGCTCTCCATTGACGAATTGATTCGTTTGTCTTATAAGTTTCCAAATCTTTAGCTTGTTGCAAATCAGTCTTGGCCTTCTCAGCATCTTGAGTTGTTTTCAGTCTTGAGAAAACATCTTGAAGGGCTGGGTCATAAACACCAGCATAAGCATTTTCAATCGCTTTAAGTTCGGTTGGACTATAAGCTACTCCAGATTGGTTACCGACTTTATATGGGTCAGAAGCACCAGTGGCAATATCGTTCCTTGAATTGTTTAAATTAGTAGCATCAGCGGTTAATTCTGAAGCTGACTTGTTAGGATTAGTTAAGGCATCTCCAGCATAATTAGTAATTTCACCGTTACCTTTAGGAACTTTATTTCCTAAATAGATAGCGTATTCCTCTGGTGTCATAACCTTGCCGGTCTTTGGGTCTTTATACTTATCATAAAGAGTGCTAACTGGTGGAGTGGCCACAGGAGCCGGCTGTTGAACTACTGGTTTAATTCCAGTAAAAATAGGAGCTGGTTTGATAACTGGGCCCGAAGTAGCCGCTGCATCGTAAACCCCTGCTCCGTTAGGAAGAGGCCTGTCAGAAAACGGATTACTGAAAGCCTTGACTCCGGCAGCATTTAGGCCGTTGTTGCTATAAAGATTAGATAATGTGCTTGGCATATTTTTAGTATTTATTATTATAACCAGTTGCTAAAAGTTTGTTTCCCTTATTCCAAAGTAATCCAGCTGCTCTAGTATTAGCGTTAGCCTTTTGTTCATTCTTTACAGTACCCTGGAAGTTGTATCCGCTTGGATTGTAAATAGTAGATAGCCCTGAAGAAGCAACTCCTCCAGCTGCGGTACTAGGGTCATAAGTATTGCTTCCAGCTTGATAGTATTTACTTAAGCCATTAGCGGCATCGTTTCCGTATTTATACTGAAAATCTCTAGCGGCAGTTCCGACAGAGTTGGCTAAGTTTCTTTGTTTAGTAGCTTGGTCTTGATTGTAAGCACTGGCCATTTTCTTTTCTTTTTGAACTCTGCCTCCAGAAAACAACACTCCATTATTAGCAGCTGTCTGGTCTGAAGTAGCTTTATCTGTTTGGAATTGTTCTCCGGAATTAATTAAATAGTCTTGATAATCAGCTTGCTTCTGAGCTAAATTAGCTTCAACATCGGCTTTATCTTTTTCCTGTTGAGCATCATAAAAGGCTTGGTTATCTTTCATTCCTTGGTCCAAGGCAGCCTGTTGGTCTTGAGTGCTGAATGGTTTACCCTGCCAGTCAACAATGCCACTTAAATTTCCTGTGGATAAACCGTTAATAATCTCATCTAAAGATGAACCACCTTTAGCAAGAGTAGCAATTGCAGGGTTGCTAGCAGCTGCATCGGCGTATCTTTTATCCACAGAAGCCTGAGTTTCTATTGGAGTAGTTTCTTTACCACCGGCTTTTTGGGCAGCTTGTAACTCTGGTATATTTAAAATCTTCTGATTATTATCAGAGTAATAGTAACTATTTCCACTTTTGTAAAAATTTCTTGCCATATATTTATTATGTTTTTTAAGCACTTCTTAAATAATATTTTGTAGGGTCATAAGCTCCAGTAGTTTGGAAATATGACCTTCCATTAATTGTTATACTAGCATTATTTTCAAATACCATATTCCCGCTTAGAGTAATTGAGCCAGCCACTCTGAAATCTGAATTGCTCTGAATATTAGTTCCACTAACATTTATATATTTACCACCAGATAAAGATAAGTTATAGGCATAAACATTAGCCCACATATTGGAAGCCGAACCACAATTATAAGTAGCATCAGAAATCGGAGTAACCGAATAACAATTTATATATCGAGAATTTATATTGTAAAGATTAGAGGTTCCAAATACTGAAAAATTAGTATTAATCCCTATAGTTGTTAAAGGAAACGAACCAATTGAAAAATTTTGACCATTAGCTACTGGTTCAACTAAAAAATCTCCAGCAGTGTAACCACCACCGCCACCAGCAATATATCTCATGTCCCATCCAGCTGACCCGTTTCTAAATCTAATATCAGAAAATGAAGTGCTATTTACTGAATTAAGAGTAATTGCTCCACCGCTTTGGACGGTTATACCACTTACTTTACTGGCCCCAGGGTCTACTGTTAGAGTTCCTGTTTGAATATTGTCAGCAGATAGTAAACTAGTTTTAATGTAGCCACCAACAATAACTGTGGTTCCGAGTTGGGCTGTTTCTACGACATTTAAAGTTGCTAAAGCACCAGCACTGGAGGCAGCGAAAGCTGACCCTAAGCCAACGTTAGTACCAACAATTAACTGACCAGTAGTTATTTTAGAAGCGTTAATACTATTAGCTAAAATATTATCTCCAACAATCTGAGTAGCTTCTGATAAATTATAGGTAGCCTTTACACCGGACACAGCATCATTTTGAGCTACTGCTACTAATACTTTTCCGATTCCTACTGAATTTGCAGGTACCGTGGTTACTTGATATACAGTTAACGAATCTAGCAAAGATAAATAAATATAATTTTTACCAGTCATAGCTCCGGTATTGCCAGAAGAGATAGCGTAAGAACTTCCGTCAGCTGACGTGAAAGTTCCGGAACTCCAAGAAACAGTATTGGCATTAGTAGAAGAAAATATGCATGTTTGACCCCATCCCCAATTAGAAACATCTAAAACGGTCTGGGGGATAGTTCCCGGTTCTATCTGATTTCCGTTTATGTAAACATTACTAATATTAATATCTTGAGCTGCACCACCAGAAGGAATTGCTGCTGGAGTCTCAGGTGTCGAATCGGCGGACACAAAAGCAGAGTCCTTTGTCTCTAGGTTCTGAGAGTTATCCCTATATAGGTATCTATTTAGAAAAAGTTCTGTTAGCTTCATAATTAGTTTGATTCCAGACCTTTAATCTGGATGCTTAATATTTCGGTACCATGATAAATAATTGGCGTTCCATTGGTATAACCCCTAAGTCTTAATCTAATATTATTAAAATCTTCAGTAGAGGCATTAGGAAATAAAGCATCAAATTTATCTTTAACAGTATCTATGGGTTGCCAGGCATCAACGGGAGTTTTTTCAGTTTGATACTGAAGGGACATTCCAGCTCCATTTTCTGTCATAACCATCATACCGCTTATATTCTTAGTTAAGGAATACATATCCGTAAAACAACGCCACCTATCAATCATATCATAATAAATATCCTCTCCAAAATCTGTGTATCCAGAATCAAGTTTTCCCACTAATCCAGTGGAAGTGCCTATGACTTGTTCGATGGTAGAACCGTTATCATATTTTATCAAAGCCGTAATATTTACACCAGAAAAATCATAAATTGTCCACACCTGAGTTGAAATAGTGTATCTCATCTGACAGTTATAATAAGTAACTCCTTCTACCGTCAATGAACCTACGGACCATTTAACAGCATCAAAACCATCGTAAATACCGATTATATTTTCATATGATGAACGAGGGATTGCTTTCACAAAATCTATAACTCTACGAGAAATTTCTGTGGGTTGGGAATCATAAGTAAACTTATAAAATCCAGATGAATGATGAAAATAAATCCCGTCCTTGGCCTGAATAATTGATTCTTGAGAGAAAGTGCCTACATTATAAGCTGGGTATGGGTCAACGTTCGCTGTGTTATAAACACGGTATATATGATTTTGTTTAAAAAGAAGTAAAGCTTTCGGAACTCTAAATAATCCCGTAATAGACTCGCCGTCCTGAGGAGAGAATTTAGTTATAAAATTTTTAGTAATATCAAAAGTTAATGGTGTAACATAGGTCGTTCCATCAATTGATTGAACAATATCTGTATAATATAAAATATCTTTAGAAGCATCGGCTATCCACACTCGACCATCATAACCAGCTTCGATAAAATCAGCTTTAGGAAAAGTTAATGGTACATCAGTCGAATCAAAGGTGCTTCCATTTGAAGTCATGGGCACATTACCGACGACTCCGCTGCCATTTACCATCCATGTTCTGTTTAAAAATTGAGAAAATCTAGCTTTAGCTGTACCGGTAATATTTCTAGCCAGAGACCAAGTGTTTGTACCAGAATTTAAA